GAAGCTGGGAAAACAGGTGCGGGTCTTTCTCTTCGATATCCTCAAATAGCTCGACCTGTCGGAGCACATCGCCCGTATCGGCTTCCCTGAATATTTCGGCAAGCCGGATCGGGTTTAGTCCGTTTGACGGATAATCACTATATTTATCACTGACTTGTGCAACAGCGATTTCCCGCGTTTCCGGCCTGCGCAGAGGCGGCGGTGCGTTTCGCCGCTGCCGCTTCTTGCTCACGCTTCAGCCTCAAGACGCTGCCGCGCCGTCTGATAATAGCCATCATCCAGCTCAATGCCGATATACCGCCGTCCGGTCTGCTTCGCGGCAACCAGCGCCGAACCGCTTCCGGCAAACGGGTCAAGGATGATATCACCTTCGCGCGTGATTGAGGTAATGATATCCTTCATCAGCTCAACAGGCTTTTCGGTCGGATGTACCATGTGGGCGCTGCTCAGCTTTTCACAGGTCAGCAAATCGCGCGGTCTGCCGCCCGGAAAAGCAAACTTGCCCTTTACTGCAAAAATGATGTTTTCATGGGACGGTGCAAACTGTGCTTTATGATCGCCCATCCCGTGATAGACCTTGTTCCAGATCAGTTCGCTTTTGATATCAAAGCCCGCAATTTTCGCAGCATCCATAAATGCCTGCTGCACATCCCAGCGCGTGAAGCAAACCAGTGCACCGCCGTTCGGTTTGAGCACACGGAACGCATCGTAAAGGAACCAGATAAACGGGTTTTTGTCATTCTGAATCTTTGCACCCGTCCGGCTTTCATAATTGATTCCATACGGAGGATCGGCAATTACCGCATCAATGCAGTTATCCGGGATTTCTCTCAAAACGTTCAGGCTGTCACCGTGGATAATTGTATTTTCTTTCAAGGTTTTCATTTTAGATTTTCACTCCTTAATAGGCTCCGCGCTTGAAATTCAAGGCGCGGGCAAGTACGCTTTTATAATTGATTTTGTTGCTGCCTTTGATATCAAGGGCTAGTTTAACTGCCATTTGCAAACCGTCTGGGCCGTCATCGTTTTTGCCCATTGGATACTGAAACATCTGCTCAAGAAGTGCTTTATGGCGTTTGCTAAATTTTACATAACCATTTTTAACAAACGGCTGTAAAGACTGAATCCGCGCATCCTTATTTTGGGTGCTGCTGATTTCCTGAATCGGGAGATATTCTCCGGCTTCTGCCGAGCGCTGGCGCATGACCTCCGCAAAGTAATATTGAAACTGTACGGTTTCGACGCCAAACCGGTAATAGGGGCGTTTATATTCACGTTTTAGTCGGCGGCTCGCCTCCAGTGCATCCTCTATAATCTGGTCGGGCTTTCGCCGGGAAATATCCGCAAACAAGACGTAAATATAACCGGTTAGGATATCTTTCGCAAGCGTGATAATGGCGCTGGTATCTGATTTCTTATTTTTGCCGAGGGATGGGTCATTCGCTCCGATAAATAAATATCGCGGGTCGGAAAAGTCTGGCTGCTGCTTTCCTTCATCATCCCAGAAATCAAACCATTCCTCCTGAAAAGTACAATTCTCCGGGTCGATAGGATCGTTTTGGATTTCACTGTTAAAAGAGGCTTCGCCTTCCGAAATCCGAATTACCATCAGGTCATAATAGGAAAGTTTTTCTTCCCATAGAACAGCTGTACCTTCCAGCATTTCTGCGCGATTTGCTTCATAAAAGGCTTTAGCTTCCTGCTCGCGGTTCTCGTTTGCAAGGTCGGTATAAATGGATTCCCATGCGTCCCAAAGTTCCGCGTTGTCTGCAAAGCTGATTACGCCGCGATACTTTACAGCTCTGTAGCTGGGGTTCTTCGCAACGTTGGCAAGCAGCGCATCATAGTGCAGCAGCGTGCCGATATAAACTATATCGGTGTAAGTGTCGCCTGCCTTTGATACCGCTTTATAGAACCAGTCCCGCAGCTTTCTGCGCTGGTCTGGAGTGTTGACGTTTTCGTCATTTTCGAGGTCATCACAGACAATCAGGTCAGGACGCCACTGCTTATGACGGCGGCCGCGGATTTTCTTACCGGAACCAATCGCTTCAATTTTTACGCCGTTGGAAAGCAGGATAACCGATGCTTTCCAGACCCGGCCCTCCAGCGTGCCGAAGTCTTCCAGAAGTGCCGCATTTTCTTCCAGTTCAGTTTTGATATCGGTTAAAAATCCCTCTGCCTGCTCCGAACTGTCCGAAAGAATAATCTCATAATGCTTGTAGGCGTAAACCGCTGCATGAATGGAATCCTTAAAGGTAAAGGTCGTACTTTTGGCATGACCGCGCGGCGCTTCAATGACGCGGCGGCAGCCGTCTGCACGGCTGATTTCCTTTGCAGATTGATACGGGTCGAGGCCCTTCATCACACCGTCCCGCCAGATGCAGTCCAGCTCTGCATGGAAAGGCGGAGAGTCCCGGACGAAATAATGCGCGAGGTAGGCCCGCCCGAAATATTCAAGGTCGATTGCACCAAGCTGCCGCCGCAGGCCCTTTTCTCCGGTCAACGGTTTGCTCTTCTGGAAGTCTGCCAGCAGCTGCGCCCGGCGTTCCGGGAAGCCGTTTTCGCGGACAACATATTTGAGAAAAAGCTCGCGCTGATAGTCCCGGTTTGCGATAGTTTCGCGGTCTTCCGGTTCGGCAAGGCGTTCCAAGTAATCAGCAAGGTTAATCTTCGTCATCAGGCAGAACCTTCTCTCTTGCGCGTGCAAGTACGTCATGCAGTTCGCCGGAAAGTTCCGGATGCTGGCGGATTGCGTCCATCAGCTCGGCCTCCATCTGGTCAAATGCAAGCTCGGCTTTCTTTTTGAGCTCGGCTCGAGTACGCTTCTCATAAGTTGCATTTCGTGACATGGCAGCAATCAGCCGACCGGCCTTATCCAGCGGGATTTCGGCGTATTCATCCTCGGCAGTGCTGACCCGCTGAATCAATCCATCCATAAAAATCATAGAGGCCGCTTTTGTATAGTCAAGGTCAGGATGCTCTTCAACCGCTTTGGCAATCGCCTGCGTCCGCTGGAGCGTTTCAGCTACGCGCTGCGCCGCCGTTGTGCTGCGGATCGCATAGCGCCCAATAGCCGACCGGCTGATTTCAAAGCCCTCCGACTTGAGCCATGCAGATAATTCCTCATAGGTGTTTGCAGTATCTGTGAGCCGCAGATCAAGCTGGGTGCGGACATCAACCGGCAGTCTGTCAATGGTGGAGCTGATTCGGGTACGCCGCCGTGGTTTACCGCCGATTGCTCGCAGCGGGGGCCGGTCAGACATCGACTCCCGGGTCTTGAATCGTATCCTCCAGCAGGTCAACACCCTTGCGCGTCAGTTTAATAATGCCGTCCTTTGCATAGACGTTGTAGGCGTGGATGTTCTTGCCGGTGAATTCGATATAACCCGCCTCCGCGAGGTATTCGAGATATTTGCCGATATCCGGGTTGTAAATCTGATTTTCAGCATACAGAGCGTTGCTGATCTGCTTTACAAACAGCGTATTGTTGCTGCCCTTTGCAAGCGACCGCAGGATATAGCCCCGGATAGTTTTATTTTTCTTCACTTCCTGCTCGGTCATTTCGTCCAGAAATGCCATGGTATCAGCCCTCCTTGTCTAAAAGCCGGTAGGTCAGCCGGTTTAATTTATCCTCAATCCGGTTCATGACACGGATGCTGTCCTCCCGCGTCTCGAAAACAAGCGGAAGATTGACTTGCAGCTCGTTCAGCTTGTCTTCGACTTTTTCGATATGGTCGGCGTTTTGCTTATCCGCGTTTTCCAGATTGGCGAGCGTCTTTTTCATAAAGTACGTCAGCGCACCAACAACGAGCGTGCAGAGCAGGGAGGCTGCCGCGCCGATGACTGCGGTGACTTGTACGATATCCATATGAGGCCTCCCTTAATGTGCACTCTCATTCGCGGGGACACTTTCAGGAAGCATGGCAAAGGGGTCATTCTGCTTAACCTTCAGGACGGCATCTTCAATGCATTTCGTAAGGTAATCATCAAAGCTGCCGAGAGTTCTAGTGATGACCGCCTGCGCTTCCGGTGTGATTGCGGATTTAACCTCGTTGAAGACCGTTTTGCTGAGCGCAAGCAGCGCCTCACGACTGGCGGTGCCGTTCTTCACATTCTCACGCAGTGCCTTTGCTGTGGTCTGCTCCATCGCACCGACTGACAGCTCGGCAAGCTGCCGTACATCGTCCAGCGCCGTATCAAGCGTCCAGCGCGTGCGCTCGTTTCGGAGCTGCGCGGTCTGCGACTTAACCTTTGTCGCGCAAAGCCGGATAAAATAGATGCCATACGCCCCAGCAAGGGATACGACCGCCAGCATTGCATCCGTCAACAAAGTGTTTGCCGCGTTCTGAATCGTTCCTGTTTCCATGATTTCTGCCTCCTTTGGGCTAAAAAAATATGAGTACAAGCTGAGCTTGTACTCATAGATTACCTGATTTTTTCGGAAACGTCTATACGAAGCAATTCCTAGATTTAATTCCTAGAATCACGGTTCAAAAGTTTCATCAAAAAAGCCGATTTGCCCTTCTGCGAAACCAGTTCCGCAGAGCTGCCTAACCCATCTTTCGGTTACGTTATACTTCTCGGCCAGTGCAACATGGTTGAATCCGGTAAATTCAGCCTTGATATGTGCATCACGTACAGGGCGGAGCAAACTTTCCGCTCGCGGAATGTAAATTGTCGAACCGCCAACCGTGCAGGCCAGCTTATAAAAGTTATCGATACCTATCGTTTCTGCAATCTTTCGATAAAGGCCATCCTGAAGCATTTCGACTGTCAGCTCGTTTGTGTAATCGTCCATGCCGCACCCTCCTTTGCTTAGCCAGGGACTTCCGTAAACAGATTGCCTAAGATTCCAAACAGCTCACCGACCGTAACATTTTGTGAAAGCCGCGCTTCCCAATAGTCCGGTGAATTGATAACGCCCGCTTCTGTCAGGGTTTGCAGGCCGCTGCGCTGCCAGTCCGGGACGGCAGGGGACTGCGGCGGTTTCGGCTGCGGCACAGTTTGTGCGATAAGCTGCGAAAGAAGCGTCAACACACTTGCACCGTAACCTTTGCCGGGATAGGCCCAGCCTGCACCGCTCGGATTATCTGCTGCGCCCAGCCATTCTGCATAAGGTGCGCTGCCGCGTGTAACCAATCCAAAACGCGGATCAACGCAAGGGTTTTTCAGCGGTTCGGTGGAGGCGTAGGCTTTCAGGTGTTGGATTTGTGCGCGCACGCCGGTTAGTGCATTCGGGAAGGTTGCAGCTTGTCCGGCAGCGTTGCCGTTCAGTGCGCCGATCCCCGCAAAATTATTCTGCCCCGGCTGGACGATGCCGCCGAATCGGAAGAATCCCGTTTCATGCAGGCTTTGTGCAAAAGCTACATCACCGCGCACGCCCTCGGTGGCTCCTTCTATTAAGTACATTTGCGCCAGCGCTTCAAGGGAGCAGCCGGTAATCTGCGGCGCAGGATTGCGGCTTCGGCAGAAAAGTGCCATCTGCTGGGCGGTGGCCTGTGCTGTACCCATGATTGAAGTTCTGATTTCAGGCGCAGTCTGTACGTTGAAATAACCTGCAAGCAGATCAGCTTCTGCTTCTGCCAGCCTATCCAAATTTTCATCTACGGACAGCCATTTTGCGGCGGCAGTGTTCGTGTGGAAGCTGTGCTCGACCAGCAAGTAAACCGGCACGCCAGCCGCACGAGCGCCGCGAAGAACACCGTAATACTCGCCGCCTGCATTGTTCCTGCGAGTTGCTGTGCGGCCCTGCTGGCGGGTTCCCATAAGCTGACCGATTGCCAGCGCGATTGCGCGGGCCAGCGTGTCCGCGTCGTTTTCATTGCCGTAGCGATTGCGCGGGCCAGCGTGTCCGCGTCGTTTTGATTGTCGTAAGCGCGGTAAACAACAGGATAATCAACGCTTTCGGTATCACAGGCGTTGGAATGCAGGGAGAGGAACACATCGCAGCCCCTTGCCGCTGCGCCGCGAGCGTATACTTCCATCGGCGTATCAATGTCAGCTCTCGTGGTTACGACCTCAAAACCGCGGTGCTCAAGCGCCGCCTTGAGTTTGAGGTGCAGTTTCCAGACCATGGTACTTTCATAATAGGTCTTAACGACAGGGCTTTGATTATAGGTGCTGCCGATGTGTCCGGCGTCCAGACAAATCTTGACTTTACTCATTGCCGTCACCCGCTTCCTCGTTGGCGTGAAAAATAGGTTTGCCGTCCACGTCATTGATTTCCGGCTCCTGTGCCGGAATGGGTTCAGCCATCTGATTCATTTTCTTTACCATATGATATCCTCCTCAAAGATTGTAAATAGGATAAACTACGTCAAGCAGTTCTTTTTGCTTAAAGGTATCGCGGCCCTCTGCTTCAAGCTGCTCATAAAACCGTTTCATTTCCAGCGCGATCTTGATGGTTTTAAGAACGCCAACCTGCTCGGACGTAATCTTATTCATCTCGTCATCTACCATACACGCGATTGCCTGATATAAATAAATGGAAAGTTTCACCCAACTGCAAGTTTTGTATTCCGTCATAACTTCGGCGGCAAATTCTTTGCGGTTCAGGCTGGGCTTGCGGGGCGGGAGCAGCCCCTCTTCACGGAGCCGCTTCCGCAATGCTGCCCGTTCGTCCTTCTCCCGCTGCGTCAGGCGTTTGTACTTCTTTTTTGCCATCCTGTGCGCCCTCCTTCCGTTCGGCCATCTTTTTCAGGGCTTCTATCACGACCGCACACTGTTTATGATCCAGCCATTCGATACGATCAATTTTGGTCATGCGCCTGACAAAGCCCTGAATTCGTTTCGGGTTATCATTCCAGCCGAGCGCCTCGCATAAAGCATGAATTTTACGGCGCTGCGCTGCGGTTCTGGGGTCGCCGCTTTCGTCAGTGCGCTTGGGCCGCTTCTGTCCGCTGGCACTGTCCTTCATCTTCTGGAGTACGCTGGCAACCTGATTCAGCTCATTCTGGGACAGTTTTTTCAGGGAGTCCTTTCCAGTCTCACGGTAAACGACCGCGTGAAGGTCTTCCGAATCCATGTGCAGCTCGGGCGATTTTGCAATCGCCCAAAGCGTGCGGATGGTGGCCTGCCAGCGGCCTTTCTTCGCTGCTGCCATAACTTCTACCTCTACTTTCCGGCCTTGATCTGCTCCAGCTTCGCTATATTGAGATCATAGCCAAACACGTCCTTCTGCTTCCACTGAGCGCCGACCGCCTCGACCGTATCCGCGCCATACTTGCGCAAGGCTTCCTTGCTGACCTTCTCCTCTGTGACAATGCAGTCCAGCATCTGGCGGGCCTTCAGGCGGCGAATAATTTCATCAAGTTTCTCCTTTGCTCGGGGCAGAGAAATCGAAGTCGAGAGCCGGAAACCGACCTCGCCAAAGGTGAGCGCCATCGTTTTGCCGCCGCCCATTTCAGCACGGTGGTCGGTGACAAAGGCCTTGATATCGCGCTCAAGGCGTGATATGCTATCCTTATAAGGCTGGCTCTGTTCCTCGGCAATTTTCTGTGCGCCGATCACCTGTTTCTGCATATCGCTCTCAATATCATTGAGGGCGAGCTGGTTCTCCGCGATTTTGCGGAGCGCGTCATTAACGTCTTCCCACGACTTGAGCACGGGGGCTTCTACTACTCTTTTTCTTGCCATTTTGAAAGGCTCCTT